AGGTTAAGCCAAAAGCGAAAGCAAAAGCTAAGCCGAAGGCGAGGAAATAGTCATGATCCCTACCCAGCTGAAGCAGGCATTCAAGTCGAAGACCGTCCAGTACGGTGTAGCTATCGCTGTCCTGTCCGTATTGCAGGGCTTTGTCGGATTTCTGCCTACCAATCCAGCGATTCAAGCTGTGTTGGGCTGCGGTATAGCCGGTGGGATTGTGGTTCTTCGTTTCATGACCACGATGCCCGTGTCTAACAAGTAGATAGGAGGCGCCTTATGGCAGCCAAGAAAAAATCTACCGTCAATAAAGCGGGTAACTACACAAAGCCAGCGATGCGCAAGCGACTGTTCAACAAGATTAAGGCTGGCAGCAAGGGCGGGTCTGCTGGGCAATGGAGTGCCCGTAAAGCGCAGATGTTAGCTAAAGAGTACAAAGCAGCTGGTGGAGGATACCGAGACTAATGCCTTTAAAAAAATCGCAGAAAAGCCTAAAGAAGTGGACCGGCGAGAAGTGGGGCACGAAGAGCGGTAAGAACTCCACACAGGGCGGTAAAGCTACAGGGGAGAGGTATCTACCCAAGTCTGCTCGAGAGGCGCTCAGCAAGAAGGAGTACGCTGCTACGAGCAAGAAGAAACGCGCTGACACCAAGGCGGGGAAGCAGCACAGCGCTCAACCAAAGAAGATAGCCAAGAAGACTGCGAGGCACAGGAAATGAAAAACTCTCGTGAAACAATGTATAGCAAGGGTGATAACCGTCGCCCTGAAAATGTTAAGAAGTTCAACGAAGGCTATGAGCGAATCTTCGGCAAGCCCACGCGAAAAGACCGGAATGATGTTAGGGCAAGAAAGAGAGGCGGGGATAGCAGTGATTGATATTGAGCTTCAACGTTTTGCTTACCACCCAGAGGGGACTCTTGGTCTGATCGACTTCGAGGGTGAGCGCTTCTACACCATTGAGCGCCCTTGGCTTGATAACGCTCCTAACGTGTCCTGCATTCCTGAGGGGTCGTACGACACGGGCTGGAGGAACTCTCCTCGCTTTGGGGAGACGTGGCACATCAAAGAGGTACAAGACAGAACCTACATCCTCATACACGCAGCTAATTTCCCAAAAGAGGTTCAGGGCTGCATTGGTTTGGGATTGGGTCTTATGGGGAACAGAGTGGCTGTTAGCAGTAGCCGCAAAGCTGTAGCTCGATTTGAGGAGCTGACGAGGGACTTATCGTGGCGATTGATAGTAAAAAATGCCCCGTTTGCGGCGTTGTCAAAAGCTTAGAAAATTTTCAACCTAGTGGTCGTCAGCAGTGCAGAGCCTGTAAGTCGCTCAGCAACAAGAAAAGAAGCAACGCAAGTCTAGAAGGATTTTTGCAGAATCGGTTAACGGGTCTTAAGCAGCGTCACAAGCGAAAGAAATATGAGGGCACCGTCGTATCGCTTGATTATTTGTTGGCGCTATACGAGCAGCAGGGAGGCGTTTGCGCTATTTCGAGCCTGCCTATGCACATAACCTTGGATCGCTCAGACCTTTCTGTGAGTCCGGACAGAATTGACAACTCGCAAGGCTACGTCGAGGGCAATATAAGGTTGGTTTGTGCCCGCGTAAATTTAATGAGAGGCACACTAGATGATCATGATTTCGTCTGGTGGTGCCGCGCAGTGGTGAGAAGCAGTGGAAATTGAGCAGGTAGCTAGAAAACTGAAGGGGAATTTCCCTCTTTACAGTAAAAACATGCTGAAAATCGTCACAAAAGAGGGTGAATCCAAGCCTTTTGTTCTGAATGCAGCGCAGTTACACGTCCACAACATGCTTGAAAAACAGCTAAAAGAGCAGGGAAACATCCGCGCATTGGTGCTGAAAGCGCGCCAAACAGGCATATCCACCTACACGCAGGGCAGAAACTTCTGGAAAGTGACGCAAAATCGAAACGCTAACGCGTTTGTACTGTCGCACCTCGCAGAATCAACTAACGCTATTTTTAATATGGTGCGCTACTTCTATGACAACGTCCCACATCCGGCATTCAAACCGCCGCTGGCTAGTCAGTCGGCGTCAACTCTCGTCTTCGATGAAATCAACTCGCGCTACAGGGTTGGTACGGCACGGTCTACACAGACAGGACGAGGACAAACAAACAGATTCGTCCACGGATCAGAGGTCGCCTTCTACCCCCAAGGATCAGACATAGTCGCTGGTCTACTTCAGACGGTGGGAGGCAAGAACACTGAAGTTATCTTAGAGAGCACAGCCAATGGTGCTGGGGGCTGGTTTTACGATCAGGTGATGAAGTCTCTTCGCGGTGAGTCAGAGTGGATTACCTGCTTCATCCCTTGGTATTGGATGCCAGAGTATAGAAAGAAGCCCTCGCCCTACTTCGTCGCGACCCCAGAAGAGTATGAGCTTGCGCAAAAATACAATCTCGATGATGCCCAGCTCTCTTTTAGGCGCGCCAAATTAGACGAATTAGGCGGAACTGATTTGTTTCGGCAGGAGTATCCCAGCACCCCGCTCGAAGCATTTTTGACCTCTGGAAGATGTTTCGTAGAAGAGAGCGCAATATCTCAATGCGAGACTAATTGCTACACCGCAGACTTCAAGGGAGACATCATCGATGGCAACCTGATTGAGCGAGAGCATGGCAACTATCAAGAGTGGTATCCGCCACTTCGAGAAGAGAACTACGTTATCGGGGTTGATGTTGCGGAAGGTCTCGCCTACGGCGACTACAGCTGCGCTCAAATCCTAGACTCAATGGGAAATCAGGTGGCGTGCTGGCACGGACACATTGATCCTTTCGATTACGGCGCCTTAGTGGCAATGCTCGGGAAGCGATTTAACAGTGCATATGTAGTAGTAGAGCGGAACAACCACGGTTTAGGCACCTTGAGAAAGATGCAAGACTTAGGCTACTCCAATCTATTCGTGGAAAGCTCTGTCGATGGCGCTTATGGCGACAGGCTGACTAAGCGGGGCGGATTCTTAACTACCAGCAAGACTAAACCTCTCATCGTTGACAACCTCGCAACCCTTTTAAGACAGGGCGAAAGCGGCGTTGCTGACATTGAATTGTTAAATGAGTTGCGTACTTACATCATTGATGATAAAGGAAGTTACAATTCTCAGAATGGATGTTATGATGACAGGGTGATGGCTTATGCTATTGCCTTGCATGGACTTGCTTCTATGCCGAGACCTCGGCACCGGACTATACAGAAACGTTTTAAATCGTTAGATCCTGTGACGGGTTATTAATCTATGCATGAGCTAGAGTACGAAGGCGAAGAAGAGCAGCTTGAAAAGGAGCCAGACGGCTTGCAGGCGCAAAGCATGCAGAGTCTGGGGTCTCGGCTCGCCGGAACCTTTCAAGAATATAAAGACGCTCGTAAGGAAACTGAGAACGAGTGGCTGAAAGACTTGCGCCAGTATCAAGGGATCTATGAGCCTGAGGTTCTTGCGCGACTAAACGAAGCGTCTGGTGCTCGATCTAAAGTTTTTGTCGGCTTGACCCGAACCAAGGTCATGGCTGCCTATTCGAGAATCATTGACCTCCTTTTTCAGCACGGCGATGTTTTCTTCTCTGTAGACCCTACCCCGATCCCGCAGATCGATCCTCTCAAGGCGATGCAAATGCGCCAGATGGCTATGGATCAGATCATGATGGCTAGTGGACAAGACCCGATGATGAATCAGGACTTGGTCGCCGCGAGGATGGAAGAGCTAGAGGAAGAGTTCTTAGCGATAGAGAAAGAGATAGCGAAGAAAGCTGCTGAGTCTATGACTGTAGACATTCAAGATCAGCTGATAGAGACAAACGCGGAGATGAAGCTCAAGGAAGCATTTCTAGAGGCATGCATCTTTGGGTCGGGCGCAGTTAAAGCTGGGACAGTCCGGATAGATAGAAAACAAAGCTACTCGAAGATGCTGGACCCTCAGACGGGTGAGCAGGCTTTTGGTATTAGCTTGGTTGAGACGGTCGCTCCAGACGTAGAGAGCGTTAGCATTTTCGATCTGTATCCAGATCCATACTGCACTACGCTAGATGACTGCGATGGATTGTTCCGTCGTCACGTACTAACTCGCCGTCAGATGCGAGATCTAGCCGATTTACCGCAGTTTGATGCTGACATGGTTAAGTACCTTCTTAAGATCCACCGCAGTGGCAACCATACAGAAGAGGATCACGAGACAACTCGCCGCCGTATAGCTGGCATTCATGAGAACTCGGAGTCCAACCGCTTCGTTGTTATGGAGTACTGGGGCACCGTAGATGGGTACGAGCTTGAAGAGCACGGAATAGAGCTAGAGGAAGATGCGGATTTATCTGACGACTACTCTGCCTGCGTTTGGATCTGCGACGGGAAAGTGCTGAAGGTTATGCTAAACCCGATCACTGGGTACAAGATTCCATACCACATCTTCCCGTATGAGCGAGCACCACATCAATTCTGGGGTACTGGTGTGCCTCGAATGATGCGTGACTCTCAGGGAACCATGAATACCGCAACAAGAATCTGGCTAGACAACATGGCGTTGTCATCCGGACCTATGGTTGAGGTAAATACAGACTTGCTAGCAGCAGGAGAAGACCCGACAGACATCCACCCTTGGCGAGTATTTCTCCGAGAGGGTGGAGACGGATCTATGCCTGCTGTTCGATGGTATCAGCCGGTGGCTAATGCCAATGGCTTGAACCAGATTGTTGAGATATTCCGACGATTTGCAGATGAGACTACGTCTCTACCTAGCTACACGCACGGCGAGCAGACCCAAGGGCTTAACAAGACAGCCACAGGAATGTCGATGCTCATGGGTGCAGCAAATATCGCCCTAAAAAGCACGATCAAGAACATTGACGACTTCCTCATTGAGCCAATGATTGAGGCGCTGTTTCACTTCAACATGGAGTTCGGAACAAACGAGAAGTCTAAGGGTGACCTGCGAATTGTAGCGCGAGGAAGTACCGCTTTAGTACAGAAGGAAGTGCAAAGTCAGCGCTTACTTCAGTTTTTGTCTCTTGTTGGCGACGATCCCAATGGAGCAGTCAAGCGAACTCAATTACTGCGTGACATTGCCCAAAGCATGGACATTGATCCCGACGAAATTATTAAGACTGAGGAGCAATTAGCTCTTGAACAGCAGCAACAACAACAGTTACTCCAAGCTCAAATGCAACAGGCAGCAATCGCAGGCGATCCTGCGGCTCAGGGCAACGCCGGAATGGGAACTCCTGCAGGATTTAATTAAAGCCCGCTATGAGAGTGCCCAAGCATTATTAGAGAGAGCAGACGAGACGACATTTAGGTTTGAGCAGGGACGGCTCCTAGAGCTTAGATTCATGCTTGAACTTGAAGAAGCGGCAAAAGCCGTTCTAGACAAAGCGCGGACCCCTAAGAGGATATCCGCAATAGACTAACGAATATCCCCTTGTGGGACTCGAAGGAAATGACGATGTCAAAGAGAAATGACCCAGCGCGACTGGAAGCTGAAGCGAAAGAACTGTACGAGCAAATGACTAAAAGCAGGACTGAAACCCCAGAGGTCGATCAACCTCAAGAGGACACTTCAGAAGAGCCGGAAGCGTTGCAAGTAGAAGCCCCCGAGCCTACGGACAAGGTTGAAGTTCAAGCGGATGAGGACGCAGTAGAAGAGTCAGAACGCAGCGAGGACTCGGAACTGAAGTTGGCTTTGGAAAAAGCCGAGAAAGCTATGAAGGGCGCACAGGCGAGAATGACCAAAGCGACTCAAGAAGCAGCTGACTTGAAGCGGCAAAACGCCGACCTGATCAGAAGCCTCACCGAGTTAAAGGGTCAACTTGTAGAATCTTCGAAAGATGACAGCAAGCTGGCGCAGATAAGGGAAGATTACCCTGATCTAGCTGGTCCACTGTTAGACGAGTTAAAGAGGACGCAAGATGAAGTTGGCGCAGCCAAAGAAGCATTAGCTGAGCAAGAACAAAGTAAGTATCAGGAGTTGCAAGCGCAGGCGCAAGCCGAGCACTTCGAGCGAATCCGAGCGGTACACCCTGATGTCGATCAACTTATTGATACGGCGGATTGGTTGAACTGGCTGGAGGAAGCAGACTCTCAGACGAAGACTTGGATTCAAGAGGGTTCGTCTAATGATGTGAACATGGTTCTTTCAAGGTTTAAAGCGGACATGGGTCAACCAACTCCCACGCTGCAAGAGCAGGCTCTCGAGCGAGCAAAATCGGTTGCAGAACCGAAGATGCCAAAAGCTCGGAAGTCACAAATTAAAGGCGATAAGAAATACTGGACTGTCGAAGAGATTATGAGGATGCCGAACAAAACTTTTGAGAAGCATCAATCAGAAATACTCAAGGCAATGGAAAGTGGATCGATACGCCGCTAATCTCTTGTGAGGTATTAAAATGTCTTTTTCACAATTTTCAACGGGTGCTACATCTGAAGTAAACTTTATCCCAGAGGTGTTCTCAAAGCTCCTCCAAGCTAAGTTTTACTCCAAGTCAATTCTGCCCGAAATCTCAAACACCGACTATGAAGGTGAAATCTCTGGTCAAGGCGACAAGATCGTTGTTCGTACAGTTCCGGCTGTAACTATCAACGACTATGCCGGTACGATCACTACTCAAGAGCTGACAACTGCAAAAGTTGAGATGCTTATTGATAAGGCTAAGTACTACAGCTTTAAGGTAGATGATGTATTGGCTGCTCAAGCTGACATCAACATGTTGGAGTCTGCATCTACAGACGCTTCTGAAGGTATGCGTATTGCTGTTGAGACTGACGTATTAGCTGGTGCCGTAACTGGTGCTACTACTATCGGTGCTCAGACTACTATTACTTCATCCAACATCTTGGAAAACATCTTGGTTCTTTCCAAGACTCTTGATGAGCTGAACATCCCAGAAGAAGGTCGATTCATCGTTCTTTCTCCTGAGTTCATCTCTATGCTCAAGCAGTCTGAGCTGCGTCAGGCTTACCTGACTGGCGATGCTACTTCACCTCTCCGCAATGGATTGGTTGGAATGGTTGACCGCTTCAAGGTCTTCCAGAGCAACATGGTCTACACCCCAGCATCGGGCGCTGACTCTGGCTATACACACGTATTAGCCGGTCACCCTAAAGCGTTGTCCTTCGCGTCACAGTTCACCAACACTGAAACTGTCCGCATGGAAAGCACTTTCGGCGATCAGGTTCGTGGTTTAAAGGTGTACGGTTCTAAGGTCATTACTCCTGACGCATTGTGCGTTGGTAAGTGGACTTAAGATCGACTAATGATTGGGGGAGGTTTTCCTCCCCCTTTTTAGCGAGACACTTATGAAAAAAGCTAACACGAAGAAAGACGAAGTTTTTATTCAAGCCAAGGACGACTTTGGCGTGAAGCTGGATAGAAGGTTGACGTTGGCGCAGCTAGAAGAGCAGTTGCAGCAATTAGCTAAGAACAAGGCTAACCCACAGCCAGTCGAGAAAGAACTAGTCCCAAAGCGGGTTAAGAATGTGATTACCGGCAATGAATTCGAGTACAACCCGATATTCAAAAACAACCCCGATTTACAAATAATTGAGTGGGAGACTGACAATGGCGACAACTAAAGTAGTAGATATTTTAGATCGGGCTGCAATTATTCTTCAGGATAATACGAACGTCCGGTTTCCAAACGACGAGCTTTTAAAGTTCTTTAACGATGCACAAAAGGAAGTAGTACTTCACCGACCAGACGCGAAGATGGTTAACACCACTTATGCGTGTGTTGACGGCAGTAAGCAGACTCTCCCGAGCGCAGCGTTACGACTAATTGAAGTGGTAAGAAATGTGGGTGGTCGAGCCATCACGCAGGTACAGCGCCGCATCCTAGATGAGACTCTACCTAACTGGCACGAGACAACAGCAGGGACAAACAAGATCGAGCACTTTGTTTATGACCCCGCCGACCCCAAGAATTTTTACGTTTACCCTAAGGGTGCAAGCGGAACGCATTCTCTCGAGATTGTTTATAGCTCCGCTCCTCCTGAAATTTCAGTATCTAACTTCGCTTCTGATGTTCAAGTGATTAGTCTGGATGACGTATACGCAAACTGTATATTGGACTATGTGCTGTACCGTTCATATCAGAAGGATTCTGAGTTCGCAGGAAATGCACAGCGAGCAATGATGCACTATCAAAGCTTTGCTAACGCTCTAGGGGTCAAGACTCAGGCTGATGGCGCTACAACGCCTGTACCGGCAGCGGTTGGTGCTGCCTAATGAAGTACTCTGATTTTTCTCTGTACGTAAGACCTGAGGCGCAAGGTGCTCCAGACTTCTTGATTGAGCGGTCTGTGCGTGACTCTGCAATTGATTTTTGCTCAAGGACGGATATTTATATTCCGGAGCCTGAGTTCATCACTATCATTGCAGGTGTCAACGAGTACGCAGTGTCTCTACCGTCTGGTACAGAGTTAAATCACATACTTGATATTTTCAATAACAAGTCAGCACTATCACCGGTCAGTTACAGTCAGCTCTTGTTGCGTCTTGGTGATGAGAACACGACAGGAACTCCGGCATACTATTCACAGAGAGATAACTCTGACTTTTATTTAGCGCCCATACCGGCAGAATCTGATTCGTTCAGAGTTCTTTACTCGGTAAAGCCAACATCGTCTAGCTCGAGCATTCCAGACAGCATAGGAAAAGAGCACAGGGAAGCAATTTCTCATGGAGCTTTGTATCGACTTCAGATGATGTCAGGTCAACCTTGGTCAAACCCAAGTGCCGCAGGGGCTAATAAGCAGCTGTTTGAGAGAGGCGTAGGCAAAGTTGTACGGCAGGTGAAGTATGGCTTCAGTGGCGGCTCTTTGACTTGCAAACCGAGGGCATTCATCTAATGGCATATCTCACGACTATCGACCTTGTTCAGGGAGACCAACTCCCAGAAATTGAGGTTACCCTCAAGGACAGTAACACTGCTGCAGCGGGGCTTGTCCTCGATGATGGAGATCCTGACACGTTTGCGGGGCTGGACCTCACTAATGGCACCGTAAGAATGCGTATTAGAGCGGTTGGGCAAACGGCACTTGTAAGCACTCTTATTGGTGTCGTTACTGCCCCCGTAGAAGGAAAGGTTACTTTTGTCTTTGAGTCTGGAACGCTTGCAAACAGCGGGATACTGGAAGGGGAAATAGAGTTCACGGATCCTTCTGGACGAACTCAGACTGTACTAGATCTTATTAAGTTTAAAGTTCGATCGCAGTTCGGTTAATCGCAAATGGCAATATTTGCGAAGATACACTACAAGTCGATATCCGCGAGTGCCATTCATCGCAAGATGGACGCCACCACGTCGATTGTAAACTGGCAAAAGCTTTTTCTTCATGACGTTCATGTCAACCCAGAAGCCACCATCTACCCTCTCGCTGACATTTTCGAGCTACTGGAATCTACAGCGATATCTTTTGGCAAGGCATCTATCGATCAGTTCGGGCTGCACGCTAATGATCCTGTCTTTGCCGTCAACAAGGCGCGATCAGATTCAACCAGCCTTGTAGAGTCTCTTAGCACGCACCCGAACAAGGGCGAAAGCGATACGTTCTCGCTGCCGGATGATCAGGTAATCGCCGTAGGCAAAGTCGTCGCAGACAGCTTTGGGTTTTCTGAGGATGTACACAAACTACTGACTTACATTAGAAGTTTCGACGATAGCAATTCTATGGTCGATTCTGCCGCTTTATCTGTAACCACTCCGCGCGCTGATGATTTTGGGTTTAGTGATGCGGCTGCCACACACCCAAATAAAGGCTTATCTGACTCCGCCTCACTTCTAGATTCTCAGTTCTTTGGTGTCGGTGCTGCATATGAGTCTAGCACCACGCTAAGCGAGCAGACTGTCATGACACGGCAGCCTTTCAACTTTGTATTTACAGAGACTGCTGGCGTGGTAACGGTCACTGGTGAGCCAACCGACAACACCCCAATGACTGACAGCATCACATCCTTTGATGTTAGTGCAGCTCTGCAGGACTACTTTACGCTGGATGACTTTGCTCAAATTGATAAAGATGTTGAGGGTGTTAAGAGCAACGTGTTTGGAATGACTGACGCGATTGAGTTTGATCACCAAATCACCGGAGCGCTGCTAAATAAGTCTCTTGTGGGCAGAATGGTGCTCAATGCATGATATGATATAGGGCAAGCAGGATTTATTTGTTTTGTCAAACGAAGAATCCATCTTTATAATACTGATAGAAATTAGGTTTGTTTTGCGTCGAGACCTAGAGTGAAAATATACACCCTGACGCAGCGACACTGTCTTCATGGATTAGAAAGTCTGACGGTACAAGTATTGTCGATTCTTTGAGGTTTATCGCGATTTTTCGTGATGCGGCACTCAAAGCAAGATCGTCAACTCTATATTTAACGATGATTAATCCGGAGACTTATCATGATCGTTGATGATCTTAAGCTAAAGGGACACCTTACTGTAAATTTAATTGCAGAAGATGGCTCAATCAAAGAAACACAAGAAATCCCAAACCTAGTTGTCGCTGACGGAAAGGCGTTTGTAGCGTCTCGTATGGCTGGCACCTCTGCAGGTGTTATGAGCCACATGGCAATCGGCACGACTAACACGACGCCATCTGCCAGCAATCAAACCCTCTCAGCTGAAGTAGCTCGGGTAGCTTTGACCAGCGCCACTGCTACTAATAATGATGTCGTTTACATTGCCACATTTGATGCAGGAACCCCCTCATCTAACGTGGGTGTAGTCGAAGCTGCAATCTTCAATCAGTCTTCTGGCGGAACGATGCTGTGCCGAACTGTATTTTCAATTATTAACAAAGCGAGTACAGACAGCCTCAGCATCACTTGGACCGTAACAGCTAGCTAGGAGCCAACATGGCGATTAAGTTTTCGAACCTAGCTAGCACTACGCTGGCTAGTGGCGTTTCCTCTGCGGCAACGTCTCTCAGCGTAACCAGTGCATCTCTGTTCCCTACTTTAGGAAGCGCAGATTACTTCTATGCATCTATAGGAATAGGTTCGGGATCAGAAGTTGTCAAAGTAACGGCTGTATCCGGCACTACTTTTACAGTAGTTCGAGGTCAGGACGACACTACGGCAATAAGCCACGCTTCAGGTGTTGAGGTAGCTCTTCGAGTAACAGCGGCATCGTTAAACGACTTAAGCGCCCAAGCTGACACGGAGTCTGTATCTCGTGCTGGCGACAGCATGACCGGCAACCTGTCATTCGGGGATAACAATAAGGTTATCCTTGGTGCTGGCTCTGACCTACAGATATATCACTCAGGGTCAGGCAGTTTTGTAAGGGACTTAGGAGACGGTGATTTAAATCTTTGGGGTACAAACGTAACCATAGGAAGCGCCTCTGGTAACTTAAACTTAACCACCGTTGCAGGAGGAGCTACAACTCTCTTACATAATAATGCCGCCAAACTATCCACCAGCTCCACAGGCATAGACGTAACTGGTAATGCTAGTTTTGCTGACAACGGCAAGGCAGTCTTCGGTGCTGGTGATGACCTACAGATCTACCACTCAGGTAGCCACAGCATTATTGCTGAAGAGGGAAATGGCGATTTATATCTCCGTTCTACAAATGGTGATGCTGTATGGATTTATGCTGGTGGCACTACATCCTCCAAGAAGCGATTAGCCGCAAAAAGCACTGGCGAGGTAGAGCTATATTATGGAAGTACAGCCCGTTTAGCCACAACCTCCACAGGCATCGACGTAACTGGAAGCATCACAACAGATGGACTTACCTCTGTAGGTGGGTTCATCAGCATTGGTGCAAATGGTGCTGGAGATGACTTTAGATTCTATGGCGACACATCTGGTCGCTATATGGAGTGGGTTTCTTCTGTTGATTCTTTGTTATTCCGTGATGGCGCTAAAGCATTATTTGGTAACGGCTCTGACCTACAGATTTATCACGATGGTTCTAATAGCTATGTAAAAGACAATGGTACAGGTCAGCTTATCTTACAAGGTTCTACCAAAGTTATTTTAAAAGGTGTGAATGGCGATAACTTTTTGCAAGGTAATGAAGATGGAGCAGTAAACCTTTACCACAATGATGCACAAAAACTAGCCACAACCTCCACAGGCATCGACGTTACTGGCACAGCCACGATGGACGGGCTTACCGTTGATGGCAATGCTTCTGTGTCAGGAACTATTGGCGTTACCGCCGACAATGGAACAATAACTACAGGCAAAGATTCTGCAAGTAGTAGAACGCACTGGAGCATGAACAATCCTAACGGAGAAGTTGCCAAGTGGGACAGCAACGGTACTGACTTGCTTCATTTTATTACGGACGAATACAAGGTATATACGGCTGGTAACAAAGCATTTGAAATTGATGGCAACGGCGACATCAGCTTCTACGAAGACACGGGTACGACTGCGAAGTTCTTCTGGGATGCTTCTGCGGAGTCGTTGGGTATTGGCACTAGCAGCGTTGCTTTAGCTGGTGGAGGTGGTGGGCTTCACGTTAACCACGGAAGTATTCCTGAGATTAAACTTACAAACAGTACAACAGGTTCTGGCGCAGGAGATGGAACTGCGCTACAGGCAAACGGTAATAATTTTAATATTGTTAATCGTGAATCAGGGAATATTTCATTTTCAACTGCCGCCACACAACGTATGGTCATCAGCTCTAACGGCAACGTCGATATCGGAGCAGGAGAAAACGGTACTTATAGAATTGGACGACTCACAGTTGACTATCTTTCTAATTCAAATCCGGTACTAAGCTCTGATGGTGCTCAAATTACTTTTACTGACGAAATAGCGCTTCGAGGAGTTGGAATACGAAAAGTATCAACAAGCCCAAGCCACTTAAGTATTATTCAGGATAGAACGGGCTACGATATAGTATTTGAAACCTCTCCTACATCAAATGCTGTAAATGAAGAGGTTATTAGATTTACTCACGACCAAAAAGTTGGAATTGGAGAAGACAATCCACAAGCAAAATTGCAAGTTCTTGACTTAATAAAAGTTAGTTCCGCAGACCAATCATCTGGTTCTATTATTTTTGGGGATGGTTCAACCGCAAACTTTAAAGTTGGTATTGGCAGGTGGAACGGGTCTACAAACGCGGCAGGTTCTGGTGGTCTTGGATACCACGCTCAAGGTCCAATCAACGGTGGTGGTCATTACTGGTACCTTGGCGATGCAGAGGCAGGCTCAAAATCAGACGTCATGCGTATCGAAGGGTCATCTGGCAACTTGCTGGTTGGGAAAACTTCTATTGCCAATTTAGTCTCAGATACTACTGCTGGGCATACGTTATACAACATAGGTACTGCGCGACACGTTGCAAGTAGCTTTCCAAGCCTACAACTCACAAGAACCACAAGTGATGGTGACATTGCAGTATTTACTAAAGACGGCACCACAGTCGGTAGTATTTCTTCTGTAGGAGGGGCAGACCTTAAAGTTGTTCTTTCTGGAGATGAAGACCAATACATCACAGGAAATTCTGCGGCTAACTACATGTCGTTTAGTTCGGCTAACCAAGAACGTATGCGCATAGACTCAGCAGGCAACGTTGGAATTGGTCGCACTAACCCATCAAGCTATGCCACTGATGACACCAGCCTTTACGTAAAAGGACAGATTAGGGTTGACGGCGTTACTAACACAGCGGCAGTACCGTCTTTAACGCTTAACGACACTAATTCAGGCTTGTTTGCACCTGCCGCTAACGCAATTGCTA